GTGTGGTGTTGGAGGAGATGACCATACCCGCTCACCGCGTAATCGAGGGCCTTGATGCCGACTGACCTATTACGAGCACTCCAGCTCCTGCGGGAGCGGGGGAGTCAGATCCCACTTCGTGATGCGCCTCGAATCTTGTGGTGGCTCGATGGATTGGCTGAACTGATCGCGTCGCTGCCAGACTCCCAGCAGCGCATGGCCTGGGTGGTCTTGATTGCCGACGATCTCTGCGCGCGCGCGCCAGGGCTGCCCTTGTCGGTCGCGGCGGCGCCGTTACTCCATAAACTCCATACCCTGGAAGCGAGCCGCGTATGAACGTTCCCCCTTCATGCGAATGGCCCCCCATGCGTCGACCTTGTTCCAAGCGGCCGGAGACCGCACCGAGGCTCCGTGGATAGGCTTCACCGGGTATACATTGCGGCCCCCTACACGCGGTTCGATGTCGCCGTGAATGTCCGCCGAGCGATGCGCGCTGGTGTGGAGATCATTCAAGCCGGACATGCCCCCTTCATCCCGCATCTCTACCATTTCGTGCGGTGTCTGGAGCCGTTGCCTTACGAGACCTGGCTCGCGCTGGATCTGCAGTGGCTCCAGGCCTGTGATTGTCTTGTGCGGCTCGATGGCTATTCGCCCGGTGCGGATCGAGAAGTCGAGCACGCGAAGCGGCTCGGCCTGCCTATTTATTATCACCTCGCCGCTTGTCTCGCGGCGTTGCCACATCCCCAGGAGGTCCCATGACTAATTCCGTTGAACACCTTGGGCGAGAGCTCGCCCGTCAGATTCATATGCTCGCCGCGCTCAAAGAAGAAAAGAAAGAAGCCATGAAGGCCTTCCAGGTGCGCGAGCAGGCGATCGTGAAAGACATTAACCGGCTCGCGCTTGACGTGCGCACCGGCCAAAGCAGTCTCTATCCGAAGACGGGACGGCCGTAAGGGCAATCAATCGATCGATTCACCACATGAGGAGTATGGCTATGACGACGGATACAGCTTCCCCATTTCATATGCTGCCACTCGCAGATCTGCATGAATCGCCGCACAATCCGCGGAAGCATTTTGATCAGCCCAAGCTCAATGAGTTGGCTGAGAGCATTCGGACGGTCGGGGTGCTGAGCCCGCTGTTGGTCCGGCCGAACGGCTTGGGCTATGAGATCATTACCGGCCATCGCCGGTACCGGGCGTCCAAACTGGCGAAGCTCGAGACGGTGCCGTGCGTGAGTCGACCACTCACCGATGAGCAGGCCATGGAGATCCTCACGATCGACAACCTGCAACGGGAGGACGTGCATCCGCTCGATGAAGCACACGGATATGAAGCGCTGATGGCGCCGCCGTATCGGTGGAAGGTCGAGGCGATCGCGGCCAAGGTGAGCAAATCGGTCCGCTACATCTATGACGCGAAGGCTCTGCTGAAGCTGACGAAAGACGTCCAAGAGCTGTTCTGGGCCGGCCGCATCGACAAAAGCATTGCCGTGGCCATGACACGACTCACGCCTGCTGAACAGGCAGAGCTCCTCGGCACGAAAGCGAATGCCTACCTCGATGGTGGATTGTTTCAGGCCGAGTGCGATTTGTATGACGAGGACAATCCGGACGAGCTCGACCAGGTGAAGCACAGGAGTGTTCGGGAAGTCGAGGCCTACATCAAGCGACATATCCGGTTCGACGCCACGAAGGCCGATGCCTTTCTGTATCCGGAGACGGTCAAGCAAACTACGGAGGCGACGCAGGCGAAGCGCAAGATCATCGAGATCACACATGAATATCTCGCGAGCGACGATGTACGGAGTGCCAGCGATGCGCGGGTCTATGGTGCGCGCGCGTGGAAGCGGGCTGATGGGAAAGACGATTCGAAAACCTGTGAGCGATCGGTGTTGGGCGTGCTTGTCTCCGGGCATGGGCAAGGGGAGGCCTTCCAGGTCTGTATCAACAAGGATCGCTGCAAGGTCCATTGGGGGGCGGAGATTAAGGCTCGACAGAAACGGGCCCATGAGACACCGGCACAGCGGACAAAGGCCAACGAGAAGGTCGATGCCCTTCGGAAGAAACAAGAGGACGAGTATCAACTGCAGCAACGCAAGCGCAATGAATGGGATAGCCGGGAGAAGCAAATCGTTGCGGCTGTCGTCGAGCGAGTCAAAAAACTAGACGCGAAGCCTACCGGGTACCTCGCCGGCCTGGTTGTGACGAAGATGGGTCATTGTCCATCTGTGCCAGGCCTCACGCGTGGCAAGTCGCACGAAGATCTGATCCGGTATTTGGGAGCCAGAGTTTTGGCTGCCCAAATCGATGAGTGGAATGCCTATGAGACCTTCCCAAAGACGGCGAAGTATCTGGGCATTGACCTGTCGAAGATCTTTTCCGAGTGAGAAACCAAAAGTGCAGACGTCTGCAGAGACGAAGATGAAGACGAAGTCGAAACGGAAGGCCGCATGATGATCCCTCAGGAGTTCGATCGAGATCTGGCTTTCGCGGTGGAACAGCAAGTCGTGATCCAACTGTTTCCTCGGGCGCAGCTGGCGCAGGTCCGCACCAGCTGCGCCCGAGGCATGGACCATCGGGCCTGCCCGGGTGGGTGCTATTGGGTGGGCCCGAATCGGTGCTCGAGGTGCGCGGCATGACGCTCAGACGATACGTCTGCCTCTGTTGCGATGGGAAATGTGGGAACGGCATCTTGCGCCGGCTACGCCCGCACCAGATCTATGTCTGCCAAAGCTGTGTCGCGTTTCACCATGGCCTCCCTGCCCTTCAAGCCAATCTTCAGACCCTGCTTCAGGAGTTTCAAGCCCGCCGGCGGGCGGAGTGGTTGGCCAGTCCTGAAGCTACCGCTCAGAGGATACTCGGAAAGTGAGTGTCGAAGCGATGACCTGGGCCTTTGCGATTCCGTTGCCGCCCTGTCCAAAGAGCGTCTTAGTGTCCCTGGCGAATCGATCGGATGAGGATGGATATTGTTGGCCTGGGATTGCCGATCTGGAGCGGCGGACCGGCTGGAAGCGTCGCGCCATCCAACAAGCGATCCAGTTCTTGCTCAGGGATAAACTAATCGAAGTCTCGTCGCGTTTCACCCATTCCGGGCAGCAAGATTCCAATCTCTACCGCCTCGCACTGATGAATAATCCCTACACCATAGGTTGTGTGGGGGGTGCACCAGATGCACCCCTAGGGGTGCATGACGTGCGGGGGGAGGGTGCACCAGATGCACCCCTAGGGGTGCATGACGTGCGGGGGGAGGGTGCACCAGATGCACCCAAATCTTCATCTGAATCATCATCTGAACAATCAGGGGAGAGTGTCGCTCCCGCGACCCCTCTCGCTCCCTTGTGTGTCCTTCCGGACACGAGGACAGGGAAACGCACTCGAAAACGCCTACCGGAAACCCCTTGGCCCGATGACTGGCAGGTAGAGCCCTGGATGGAAGAACTCTGTCGAGGTCATGAGCTCAACCCATTCGCGGAATTTGCCCACTGCCGGAGTCACTACAAAGGCACCGGGAAACTCCGGGCGTCATGGCCCGACACCTTTCGGAGTTGGGTGTTCAAGAGCGTGGCGCTGAAACAACGGCGGAGGGTCTGGTGAAGTGTCCGTCCTGTGATAAGCGAGTGACAGGCTCTCGCTGCAGCTGTGGCTGGGCCGATGTGGCGATCGCCGCCGGCGTGCGACCCACCTGCTCCTGGACGAGCGAGTCGCGAACGTGCGCGATGATTACGACGGCATCAGGCCTCTGCGCGTGGCATCGGGATTGGCTGCGATTGATCGACGACGGCGCACCGGGCCGCACGGATCATGAGGAGTTTGCCGACTGGTGGGACCAGTTCCAACCATATGGGGCGTATGGCTCCCATCCTGGCCCTTGGTGGGCGGCGATAGACGTCCTCTGGGCGGCGTTGCGTGGCCTGAGTACGGCCCCCATGCTGACGAAAGAAATCGACCGTGAGTTGTTCCTCAGGCGGAGCGAGGTCCATCGCTATGAGCATGGCCTGTCTACCCTGAAAGCGCCATGGGTGAGAGTCACAGGCTTGCCGCTTCCACCGTGGTCTGCCGAGCTCTGGCACACCAAGGTCGATGCCCGGGTGGCACAGCGAAACAAAGTGGAACGCGAAACGGTGAAGGTATGACGTCGGCTCGGTATCGTCAACTAAGTCCGGCCGCCCGCCGCCCGCACATCGATCGCGTTCTCACGCGGTACCGACGGTTAAAGCAGGCCGGTCTGTGTGTGTCATGCGGACGGGGCCAGGTGGTGCGGATGGGCATGTGTGAGTCCTGTGCCTTCCGGTCTTACGGGCCGTCCCGACGGAGTCGGTGTCCGCAGTGCCGCCGAGGTCGTGTCAATGTGATCGCGACCGGGGCGACGATCTGTTGGCGGTGTCGGTGGGGGAAATAGTGGCCCGGTGCCCGAAATGCGACTCGCCCAGGTCAATCCCGGCGCCGGATGAAGCGCCGCCGTGGGCCGTCATGTGGATGAAGTGTTTCGTGTGCGGGAATCGCTGGGATCTGAATGGGCGCAAGCCGCCTGCGATCCTAAATACTGAGGAGGACGAGGCGCGTCGGCCCACGTCGGTGAAGTTGTCAGGGGATGATCTAGTCAAACGGGTGATGGGCGTTGCGAGGAACCTTTTACCAGTGCACACCAAGGGGGAGACGATGCCAAAGTTTATCACGGAGGAAGGGCGGCAACGATGGCTCGCGGCCATGCACGCCAGGCGCGGAACTCAGCGCAAACAACACACGCCTGTGGGGGGGGGGTACGGCTTCCACTGCCGTCTCAGTCGTGCATCCGAAGGCACTCCGCGGCCGGCCCGCGTGCCCAATAGATCTCGATGGCAATGTCCTGACTGTCCTCGATGGGCTCATTCAACAGTGGGAAGCTGAATTGTCCATGTTGCGAGGGACGAAGGAGATTCTGGAGCGCCATGGCTGAAGATCTGAAGATCCCAGTGGAGCTCGTACCGATGCCTGCCATGCCACCGATCACCATTCAATTTACGGAAGCCGGCATCATGCAGGTGGCGGCGATCATTGCGTCGCTGAAGGTGTGCAATGAGCAGTTGCTCGCCTCGCTCACACACGTGCAGGCAGTCAGTACACAGCAGTTGGAACATATTCGGTCACTTGAAGCGGAAGTGACGACCCTGAAACTGTTGAACGAGATGCTCGAGTCAAACTGTAAAACAATCGTGGGTCCTTCCGGAGCATGATTACATGCGGGTACGCGCAGCCGCACTTCTCCGCTAGTGACAGGAGTGAAATTGAGGTTGTCTTAGGTCTGAGGTGATTACCTAACCATGGATGAGCGGAAACGCAGGCCTGGCAATTTGACCGCGTATGCGAAGCATGCCGACATTTCCAAGCAAGCTGCCAGCGAGCAGCTCCGGCGCGTCGGGATCGACTACATGGCGTCGTTCGATTTCGAGGACGCCGATCGCCGGCGGGCGGCTATGCGTCACGCAGACCGCGCACCATTTACCAAGCCGATCTATGCGGATCCGGCACCGCCGATTGATCCGGAGGGACATGAAGATTCGGCTGGCCCTGCCGTCAAGACTCCAGCCTTTGCCGAGGTCCAGACCCGTAAAGAACACTATCGCGCGGAGCTGGCTCGTCTACAGTTTGAGCAGGCCACCGGCCAGCTGGTCGAAAAAGACAAAGTGGAAGCTGAGGCCTTTCGGGTTGGCCGGCTGGTGCGTGATGCGGTGTTGAATATCCCCTCCCGGCTCGCCGGGATCCTGGCTGCGGAGACCGATCAGCGTCGTGTGCATGATCTGCTGGAGCAGGAACTCAGGCAGGCGCTCGAGGCTTTAGCGGTCGGCGACGATGGAGGCGAAGCGGCCGCATGAGCAGAGAGGCGTGGCCATCTTCTGGTGCGCGGTGCTGGTGCTGATGTTTTGCTTGGTGAGGATGCCATGACGAAGCCGGAACGTGATGCGTTGCGACGCGCCTTTCGGGTACCGATTTTTTCTCTATCGGACGGGCTATAAGGGGACGCGATGAAAGAGACGCCGATCCTGTTCACGCCGGAGAATGCACAGAAGTCGTACGAGGGGCTCAAGACGCAGACGCGGCGGATTATCACGCCGCAACCGATTTCGCAGCATCACATTGGGTGGTTATCTTGGGGTGAATTTCATCCAGGCTTTGCGGTACTCACGCATTACTGCAACGTCGTCGAACGGATCACCTGTCCCTACGGCACGGTGGGGGATCGGCTCTATTGCAAAGAGGTACATTATCGTTGGGGGAAGTGGGAGCGCGACGGCAGCACGAAGCGCGGGCGCGAGAAATGGCGGTTTCACTGCGACCAAACGCCGGCCGTATTTGAATTAACTTCGTTGCAGAAATTATATCGACTCACCTCGAAGGTCGCAGGCAAGGAAGGTTGGCAGAAACGCTCGCCGCTTTTCATGCCGAAGGCTGCGGCGCGTCTCTGGCTGGAGCTGACGGGGGTGCGGGTGGAACGGGTGCAGGAGATTACCGCTGGCGATTGCATTCGTGAGGGCATACCAGAGCCTCGGAGATCGGGCGAGGCATTGATGATGGTCGATGACGGGTTCGATGCGATCTGGGCATTTCGTGATCTCTGGACATCGATCAACGGTCCAGACGCCTGGGAGCGCAACGACTGGGTGTGGGTTTTGGATTTTAAGAAGGTGCAGCCATGACGGTTGACCTGTATGCCGGGGGAGCGGTCAAGAAGGCTTTGGCAATTGAGTTCGGTGTGGCTCCATCAACCATCAGCGCCATTGCGGCTGGAAAGGTGTGGGGATGGCTAAAACCAGTATCGAGTGGTGCGACCACTCCATCAATCCGATCCGTGCTCGACTGAACGGACGCACGGGGCATCACTGCGTCAAGATCAGCGCTGGCTGTACGAATTGCTACGCCTCGAAACTGCAATCACGGTTTGGCATGCCGCCCTACCAGGCTAATCGACGACACGACGCGGAGTTGTTCCTGCATGCGCCAGCACTGGAGGAGGTCCGGTCACGGAAGAAGCCGACACGGTACTTCTGGTGCGACATGACCGATATGTTTCTCGACGAAGTGCCGCGTGAATGGTGGAAGGCGATCAATGGCGTCTGGCTCGATACCCCGCAGCATGTGCATATGGTGCTCACGAAGCGGCCACACACGATGCTGCAGTATTTTTCAGAAGATTCACCACCGCCCAATGTGTGGGCGGGCGTCTCCATCGAGGACCAGGCGACGGCCGACGAACGGATTCCGATCTTGTTGCAGACTCCTGCAGCGGTACGGTTTGTGAGTTATGAACCGGCTTTGGGGCCAGTGGATCTTCAGCGAATTGGAGTGCATGACGATCCGCTACGCCCAAGCATCAGAACGTGGGGCATGAATGCTCTCAATGGAGCATGTCAAAGTCTAGACGGTGCTGATTATGGTATCGGAGCAAAACTCGACTGGGTCATTTGTGGCGGTGAATCTGGACCAGGCGCGAGGCCGTGCGATCTGGCGTGGATTCGCTCGATCAAGGAGCAGTGCCAGGCGGCGGGAGTCCCGGTATTCGTGAAGCAGCTCGGCAAATATGTGTGCGATGGACAACCGCCGAATCTCCATCAAATCGGATGGCTGAAAGATAAGAAGGGTGGGGACATTCGAGAGTTCCCGGAAGACTTACGGGTACGGGAGTTTCCTGTCATGGCGGGTACGCCGAGGGAGTGAGATGCTATTCATGCGAAAAGAAGGAGACAGAGGATGCGATATGCACAACGCACGTCAGTCAGTTCTGAACGATCGAAGGCGGAAATCGAGCGGTTACTGACACGCTACGGCGCCACCTCGTTTGCGTCAGGCTGGCAGAATGATCAGGCGGTCATCCAATTTCATATGTGTGAACGGCGGATAAAATTCCTCCTGCCGTTGCCATCAAAGACCGCCAAGGAATTTGCCGAATCAGCACGCGGGCCGCGCAATGCAGGTCTAGCCTACAAGCTGTGGGAGCAGGCCACGCGGCAGAGATGGAGAGCCTTGGCCCTCGTGGTAAAGGCCAAGCTGGAGGCGGTGGAGGCGAACATTGCGACGTTCGAGGAAGAGTTCATGGCCCATATTGTTATGCCGAACGGAAAAACGGTTGGAGAAATGGCCTCGCCCATGATTGAGTCGGCGTATAAGAGCGGAAAGGTGTCTCAACTGTTGCTTTCATAAGGGTCGAGGGTGCGGGCCGAATATATTGAATAAGGCTCGCGGGGCTACGGAGTCCTGATTACGGAGCATCCCTCGACCCCCAATGGAGGAGGAGATGAAATCTGTCTCATACTGGCCTTATGTGAACCTGCACCCGAATGCGTTTCAGTGCGGTATGAACATCGAGGAGCTCCAGCATCTAACGGACCTGAGTGCAGACGTCTGCAGAACCCGGAGGACGGGACCGTGACGACCGCTGTCGCGAGCGCCTCGTGTTATCGCCGGGCAGTTTGGGCCGGTTTGCATCCGGATCCGGTCCAGACCATTGATGAGTGGGCGGACGAGTATGTGCAGCTACCGCAGTATGTCGCCGAGTCCGGCCAATGGCGCACCAGTCGCACGCCGTTTTTGCGCGAGATCATGATGTGCCTGTCGCCGTCGCATCCGTGCCAGAAGGTCGTCTTCATGAAGTGTGTGCAGATCGGCGGCACGCAGCTGGGCGTCAACTGGATGGGCTACGTCATCGATCGCGCGCCGGGCGCGATGTTGGTCTTCGAGCCGACCCAAGATGTGGCGAAGAAACTGTCCAGTGAAAAAGTTGATCCCATGCTGGAGCTGACCACCTGCCTTAAAGGGAAAGTGAAAGATGCCCGCTCGCGCGACAGCGGCAACAATATCTTCAGCAAGAAATTTCTGGGCGGCTTCATCAACTTTATTGGGTGCAATAGCGCCGTCGGCATGCGGTTCTCCAGTGCCCGCTATGTCATGATCGACGAGGTGGACGCCTGTCCGCTCGACGTCAATGGGGAAGGCCATCCGGTCGACCTGGCTGAAAAGCGCACGGCCACCTTTGCGCGCCGGAAGATCTACGAAGTCTCCACGCCGCTCGAGGCCGGTACCAGCCGGATCGAGCCGGATTATGAGGCCGGCAGCCGCGGCCGATACCATGTGCCGTGTCCGTATTGCCGGCACCTGCAGCATTTACAATGGGGCCAGCTCATCTTCACCTTCGATGGCGAGCCCGATCCGGATCGGGCGGCGTATCGCTGCGCGGGCTGCACGGCGCTGATCCCGGAGCACTACAAAAGCTGGATGTTGGATGAGGCGAATGGGGCCATGTGGATCCACGAGGACCCGGACAACCCGGTCCGCTCGTTTCATCTCACCGCGCTGTACCAGCCTTACGGCTGGCAACTGTCCTGGCCTGAGCTCGTGCGGCAATGGCTCGAGGCCAATGCACGGGCCAAGGGCGGCGACTTGCGCCAGCTCAAGACCTTCATCA